CCTCCGTGTGATACACGCCAAAAATTTGACTTTTCGATTCTGGGCTTCCGAGGAATTTTGAAAGAGGGCGAGAATATGAGTAACGCCGAGTTGTCAGCAGAGATTGACCGGCTCAAGCGGGAATTTGCCGGGGCAGACGAAAACAAAATATGTGCACTGGAAGGACTGATTGAACAGGCGGCTTATGAGCGGATATATCTTAAGCATCTGAATGGGCAAGCAATCAAAACAGGCCTGGTGCAATTTAATCCGGAAAACGCTAAGCTGCAACGAACCCTCCCGATATCCGGCGAAATCGCCAGGCATTCGGCTGCCCTGACGAATATCATGGATAAACTCATGAAGCATCTGGGGACTGATCGGGAAGACGAGGATGACGGGCTGTCCGATTATGAGTGATGCAAAGGAATTGAGAATCCAATATCCGGATTCTTTTTTGCTTGAGTATGTTGAAAAGTGCAAAGACGGAGAAATCATTATTGGCCATGAGTTGATGGCGATGCTTGACATCCTGATAAATGACATGGATGATCCGCAGTATCGATTTGATATGACGGAAGCTCACAAACGGATCAAATTTATTGAACATGAATGCCGACACAGTATTTCTCCTTTTGCGGGAAAGCCATTTATTTTGGAGATCCATCAAAAAGCCTTTATTGAGGCCCTATATAGTTTTTACACGGAAATTGATGGGGTATGGATTCGGAGGTTTACGGAGGCGTTAAAGATTGTTGGCCGGAAAAATGGCAAGAGTACCGAGGCGGCCGCCATTGGAAACGCCGAATTTTTTTGCGGGAATGTTGGCACAAACATCCTTTGCGCGTCTAATGACTACGAGCAGTCTGGGATTGTTTTTGATGAAATCAACAACATGCGTGAAGAATCTCCAAAGCTGGAACGGGTGAGCCGGAAGAACGTAAAGGGAATTTTCATGGGGAACCCTAAACAAAAAAAACGTAAGGGCAAATTCAGTTACCAGAATAAGGCAAAAATCAAGAAGCTATCTGTTAAGACAGGCGCAAAGGAAGGGAAGAATGTTGACTTTGCAGTAGTCGATGAAGTCCACGAGATGAAGGATAACAGCTTGATCATGCCGATTAAACAGTCCATGTCAACAAAGGATGAACCCTTGTTAATTGAGATAACCACAGAAGGTTTTACTGAGGACGGATATTTGGACGAAAGGCTAAAAGAAGCCCGGCAAGTCCTGAAAGGGGAACTGTACCGTCCGAGATGGCTTGTGTGGCTGTATACGCAGGACAATGAGGAAGAAATCTGGCATGACCGGGGTAGCTGGATAAAGAGCAATCCTAACCTGGGGGTATCGAAGAAGTGGTATTATCTTGACGAACTGATGGAGGAAGCAAAGACAAACAGTGCCACCAGAGCCTTTATGCTGGCCAAGGATTTTAATATCAAGCAGGGCAGCGCGCAGGCGTGGCTTTTCAGTCAGGAAATTCTCAACGAAAAAACCTTCAGGCTGGAGGATTTTGCCGGGAGTTTTTACATCTCTGGGAATGACTTCGCGGAGACAACAGACCTTTGCGCGTCAGCGATTCTCCTGAAAAAACCCGGCGACAGGATGTCTTACTTTTACACCCATTACTGGATCCCGGAAAGCAAGCTAGCTGACGCTCCCGACGGCGTGGACTATAGAGCGTGGGAAAAAGCCGGGCATCTTACCATTGTCCGGGGGAATGCAGTAGAAAGCTCCATGGTTGCTGATTGGCATTTTAGTCTTATGAAAAAATACCGCTTGAAGCCTTATAGGAGTGGTTACGATAACCGGTTTGCAAAAGACTTTGTGAGCCGATACAAAGAAACGTTTGGAGATGACATTACTGTAAATGTGCCACAGGATTACAAGGCCCTCAACAATCCTATGCGGGCCTTGGAAGCGGACATGCGCAGCAAATTGGTTGTCTATAACAATAATCCGGTGTGTTACTGGTGTTTTTGCAACACCGGGTTTGTATTAGACAAATTTGAGAGGATCATGCCTTGCAAAATGGCGAGAGAAAAAAAGATTGATGGAACGGCGGCGAAAATTATAGCCTACGCAACGTTTGATTGGTACCGGTCAGAATTTATGGCACTGGTAGGGAGAGGGTGAAGGATGGGTATATTCAGGTATTTAAAAAATGTATTAAGAGGGTCTGGAGGAACGTATGCCGCGTGGTTAACGGATTCTCAACCCGTGTTCACGAGCTTCGGAAAGAATATATATTTATCCGATTTCATAAACAACGCCATAGACCGTGTAGCGAGCGAGATTGGGAAGATTGATATCAAAAGCGTCATACAGACACAAGATAGTGTTGGAATACAGAATGACGATATTACCAGATTATTCCGTTTTAAGCCAAATCCTTTGCAGACCACCAGCGATTTTTTATCCAATGTGGAGTGGCTTCGGCGCAAGGACCGTAATGCGTTTATTTATCCACAATACGAGATCGTAACGCTGCCTGACGGACGGCAATTTAGGCGGTATGTAGCGATGTATCCTCTTAAGCCGTCCGGGATCCGGATCGGCATAAATGGTGGAGAGGCATGGGAAGTAAAATTTGACTTTGAGGACGGCACCAGCTACACCCTACCCTATGCAGATTTGATACATCTACGATGGCGGAGAGGATCCAACACAGTAATTGGCGGTGGGGATGATTACGGGCAAACAAACGATTATGATATCATCCGGACGATAGACGCCTTGGATAAAACTATACAAGGCCTGCCCAAGAGCATTGAGGCGAGCTTGCAAGTAAAAGGCGTGTACCATGCCAAAACCCTTGCTGATAGCGAGGATATGAAAAACCTGACATCCGTGCGGGACGAATTCGAAAAGCACATCGCTACCAGTAAAAGCGGGATGATTGCTACCGACTTAGGCGGTGAATTCATTCCCGTAAATATCAGGGCGGCCGATATTCCGGAGACGGCCTTTAAATTTTTAAAGGCGGTTATTCAGGAACGATACGGGGTGTCGGCAGCGATTCTGTCAGGCGATTACACCGGCGAGCAGCACGGAGCCTTTTATCAGACAGCGATAGAAGATTTTATAGTCCAGTTTGAGCAAGCTATGACGGCATGTCTTTTTACCGCCAGAGAGCAAGATATTGGTCACAGGATTAAATGCTATTACAGCAAGGTTAATTACCTGTCTACGTCCGACAAGCTTAATCTGGCGAACCTGGCGAAAGAGACCGGCATCATGAGCCTGAATCAAATCAACGAAATGTTTGGGCTGGAACCGTTTGAATCTGGTGACCGCAGATTGCAATCTTTGAATTATGTAAACATTGAGGACGTAGATGCCTATCAAAAAAGCAAGGCAGGGGTAAAGGAGGATAACAAGGGTGGAGAAAAATAAATGCGAACGCCGCATGGTGGAAATGCAGGCTGTCGAAAACGATGAAAACAAAATGTTGATTGAGGGCTATGCGATAACATTTGAGCGGCCGGCTACCCATGAATACGGCGGGAGAAAATTTACAGAGACAATTAAGCGCGGAGCGCTTAACAAGACCGACATGAAGGATGTGCCCATGCGCTATAACCACAATGACAACGTAATGATTATGGCCCGGACCCGGAACAAATCCCTCCGGCTCATCGTAGACGAGAAGGGGCTAAAAGTCGAAGCTGAGCTGATAGACACCCAAAGCAATCGGGATATCTACAAAGCTATAAAAGAGGGCTTGGTTGACAAAATGTCTTTTGCCTTTACCGTTGCAGATAAGGGTGATAAGTGGTCGTTTGGCGAGAAAGAAACCACCAGAGAGGTAACCAATATTGCGAAATTGTGGGATGTAAGCGTGGTGGATACCCCGTTTTATGATTCCACTTCGGTATATGCCCGCAGCCTGGAATTGCTGGACAGTGAGAAAAGGCGGCTGGATAGCTTGCGCGAGGCGGAACTTTTGAAGCAAAGAATTATTTTGAGAGGAAAGGTGTAATTTTATGGATAAGAAAAAGTTACTGGCGATTATCGCTAAAAAGAACGAGAGAAAAGCAGCACTGGTGAAGCAGGCTGAAACCTGCGAAGATGTGGCAACCCTCCGTAGCATTAACACGGAAATGGACTCTTTAAACGAAGAAATCCGGTCCCTGCAGGAGCTGGCTGACGGCATACCCGATTCTGCCGATCCCGACCAGAGAACCGCCGCAGTAAGCGGGCATATCCCTGGTGTGGTAGCTGCAAGCACGACCGCGCAAACCAGGACCGCGTCTGGTGCCGAAACCACCGAAACTCTGGAATATCGTAAGGCTTTCCAGAGTTTTGTAACACGTGGCACTCCTATTCCTGCTGAACTCCGGGCGGGTGAAAGCACGCTTACGACCGATATTTCCAGCGCGATTCCAACGACGCTATATAACCGAATCGTAGAAAAAGTCGAATCCACCGGCATGATCCTGCCCTTGGTGACCCGTACCGCTTATGCGTCCGGAGTAGCCATACCGACGTCCAATGTTAAGCCTGTGGCTACTTGGGTACTGGAGGGCGCGAGCTCTGATCGGCAGAAAAAGACCACCGGATCCATTACGTTTAGTCACTTTAAGCTCCGGTGCGAAATCTCTATGTCCGCCGAGGCATCCGCAATGGCTATATCCGCCTTTGAGACCGCTTTTGTTCGGCAGGTAGTAGAGGGTATGACCAAAGCCATCGAAACGTCCATACTGACAGGCGACGGCACCACCCAGCCGAAAGGGATCCTTACAGAAACTCCTGTAACCGGGCGCTTGATTATCAGCTTTTGATCGACGCGGAATCTGCGCTCCCGCAGGCATACGAAAGCGGCGCGAGATGGTGCATGACAAAAAAGACCTTTGGACAGTTTATTGGGATGGTAGATCAACAGGGGCAGCCGATAGCACGCATAAATTATGGCATCGCCGGCCGGCCGGAGCGGATACTGCTAGGACGTGAGGTGGTACTCTGTGGGGATTACATGGATAGCTTTTCCGCATCCCTTACAGATGGCACCGTCTTTGCGTTTATCTTTAATTTTGGAGACTACATTTTGAACACCATCTATGATATCGGCGTGCAGCGGAAGCAGGATTGGGATACCGAAGATATGCTTACCAAAGCGGTCATGAGTCTTGATGGCAAGGTGATCGACAAAAATTCTCTCGTAACTATCGCAAAGAGTGCGGCGTAACAAACGGGGCGGCTTCGGCCGTCCCCATTTTTAAAAGGAGTGATAGCATGTCATCTCCAAACGAATTAATATCGGCTGTAAAAACTTATCTTGATATTACGTGGACTGACGCGCCGACAGACGATAAATTGTTGGGGCTGATCAGCCGGGGCATGAAGTTTTTAGACAAAAAAGCGGGTACAACACTTGACTATACATCCGAGGACCTGCCGCGAGAATTACTTTTTGAGTATTGCCGGTACGTGCGCAACGGTGATCTGGACCAATTTGTGATTAACTACACTCCCTATTTGCAGGATCTCAGGATA